TGTGCAAGGACTACCGTTATACGGCATGGTCAGCATGATATGGAATATGTTCTTAGACAACGAAGAGGACGATGCTCGTACCATAACACGTAAATACTTAGGTGAGGGTTGGTACAAAGGTGCAGTCACCGCGCTAACAGGTACGGATGTAGCCTCGCGTGTAAGTTTAAGTAACTTATTGTTGCAGGAAAACAGGTTTAACAAAGACCCATCTCTCGAAGAGAGCCTAGGATTCTACTTGGGTGGCCCCGCATTAAGCACAGGTACTAGACTAAAACGTGCGTACGATGACTTCAACTCTGACGAGTACGGTAGCTTTGAACGTGGTATGGAGAACCTTATGCCTGCCGGTATTACCAACGCGTACCGTAGCACCGTAGGGCGTTACGCAAGAGAAGGCGGTATACGGTCTCGCAGGAAAGACCCTATATACGATGACATGACTGTAGGAGATTTTGCGGCGCAGGCTTTCGGATTCCCTCCTGCGGAATATACGTACCGCCAAGAGATATCCGCACGGAACAAAGGGGTTGAGAAAGCGGTTACCGCAAAACGTTCGATGCTCACTAAGAAGTTCTATGTAGCACAGCGAATGGGCGATCACGAAACTATGGGGGAAGTACTAAAAGATATAATAGCCCATAACAACCGACACCCTACTGTGGCGGTAACTCCTGAGCAGATAATGAAGTCAGTTAAATCGCACATGGCTACGTCAGCTAAGATGCACAACGGAGTTACTGTAAACCCGCTGATGCAACACGCGATAATGGTTAGTAACATGCAGTACAACAAAGGGTATTAATAAAAAACCCCCTGTCGCCTCGGAAACGAGCAGGGGGTTGAGAGGGGTATAACCATAGTGAGTCAGGGGAGTGGCCCACTACGTCCCATATAGTATCATATAGTCCGCCAGATACGTATACCTAATTTGCCATTTTCTATGGCTATTTTCGCTTTTACTTGCCATTTCTTACGTTTAAACAGTCTTGCAACCTGTTCTTTAGCTTTCTGTGTGTTAATGCACGGTATAAAGACAGATGCTCCCACGTGCATAGCGTCCCAGTTTGTTACGATTTTTATTCCGTCAGGGGATAAGTCATCTAACAGTAACACGTTACTGTGTCTCTACATCTACCTTGGAACAATCCACAAACAACACATGCGTTAGAGGTAACACGGTAGTTGTACCTTTAGTAAGTCGCACCTTAGTGGTCTTAGCCCCAAAGCCATCTTTGAGTTCCTGTATAAACGATCCGTAGTTTATCTGCTGTCGCCCACACCATGCCTTCAGTGGTTTAGGTATGAGGTACGCACGTTTGAGGTCAGTCTCATACCTACCAACTAGCCGTACTTTAGGGTCTAGTTCGGGTATAACTAGGTCGTCCATGCCGTTGCCCTGATTCTTGCGTAGGTCGTCACTGCTCTTGATTTTAAGTATGCTACCCCAATGCTCGTGGATATAGTCGTTGAGGGTATCTGCCGCAGAAGAACCCATGTCAGCTACCGCATTTAAGTTCTCACGTAGTAACTTAATAACATACTTGAACAGCTTGTTAGTGTCGTAGTTAACTAGCCCTATCTTCTTAGCCACGAGTACACCTGTCAGGTTGTTTGCCGCACCTGCTGACCAGAATCGGTTCTCAGCAGTGAGTCCTGCCACTTCATCTATCTTTGCCTGCACGGAGTCGCGTAGCTTCTTTACTTCTTCTAGGTTCTTCATAACGTACTGTATGTAAACCGTTCCGGCGTGGCCGTATATAGACACAGCGTTGCGTGCGTGAGCATCAGTAATGCTCTTAGTTCCCGCTTCTTTGAACAGCTTAACTGCCTTAGTCTCTAGCATACGTTGCGCCTCCGCCTTCGGCCCATTCTTGTACATGCTTATCTTTTCGATGATGCTAGTATTACCTGTAGTGACGGCCTGTAGGCTCCAAGGCTTACCGCGTGCCCGTTCCGTATTTGCCCCACCGCCAGTCATGCGGTTCCTCTGCTTACCCCCAGTCAGTTGATACACCATGTCTGATAGGTCGTCGCCTTTAGCGTTAGTCATCTCATCAATATACAGTGGTAAGTTATGGTATACCTCTCCACGTAACATTCTGGAGTTCTGCGTATCGTTCTTATCCAGCACTAGCTCTTCGGGGTTGCCCCATACAGATGCCCCTACGAACATAGCAGTAGTCTTACCAAGGCCACTCTCCTTACTATGCACGTGGAACCCCGAGCAAGCTACCGGACTAAGTGCCATAAGAGGTGATCCAAACGCGGACGCAACTATGTACTGATGTAGTTCAAACCCGTCACGGTCGTAGAAGTTAGCCATGTCGATCCACTCTTGCAAAGTACCCTTGGGTTCAAACGCGTGGAACAAGCCCACTGTGGGAGTAGAGGGAGGGTTGGCCTTTATACTATCTGCAAATATTTCTTGGTTGCCTACTACAAACGATGAGTACGAATCGTCAGTCCACCCAAACTGCCTACGTGCTTCGTCCGCAACGCTGGTAGCCTGTAACTCGTTTACCCAAGTAGTCATATAAGTCATAAGATCGTCCATCCTCGAAACAGCAACCCCATTCATGGACATCTGCTTCCGTAATTCTTCTTTGGAGGTAACGGAGGTAAGTGGGATTGTAAACTCCCTAACTCCATCTTTAGGTAAGTGTAGTCTGACAACTACAGCCTCGCCCATCTCCACGTCTTGTATACGTTTAACCACGTACAGGTCATTGTGATATACGACCTTCTCATCAGGATCGCCCTCGGCATTGGTAGTCCGTATATAAACACCGCCGTTGGTTCCCCTAAAGAATGGTCTAGGGTACGCCGGAATAACGTAGGTAGTAGCAGGTGCAAAGGGGAGGTCTAGTGCAGGTACTTCTACAATGTTGTCTGCTTCCGTTGCCTCCACCACGCTACTACCTAACACTATGGGAGATTTTATCTTGCCCCAGTTGGGGCAGTTCGGGCACACGTCAGGGTTAAACTCATCAAAAGACGTACACCTGTATGGGCCTTTAATAAGTTCCATCTTGTCCCGTGTGTCTTCAGGAGTGTACCCCTCGTGCTTCTTGGATATGTTGTGAGCCGCAGATTCGGAGTCCACGCAGAACTTGGCGATAGACAGCCCCGCCCTCCACATAGGTTCACTGCAATTCTCTTGGTCTTTCCATATAGTCTTTATCTGGTCGCAACCAGTGCCGTTCATGGTCTTAGCTATGATGTCTTTAAACTTGTTTTGCTTGTTACCCATCAACGCATCCATGACGGCGTTGCTACCCGAGGGGNTCATTTTCTTGGGAACTGGTATCAACCCCCCTCCCAACAGCGTAGAGAACTTGTCAAAGTCTACGTCATCAGGATGGTCATCCCCAAAGAACTCTACAGGTGATGGTGGGTCAGTCTTGTAGTTGTGCGTAGTAGGTACACGCAGTACCCTAGCGGCATCGGCAGTGACGGCGGGGTCAGCCAGTAGTCCGTGTTCAACACATAACTTCTTTAGGCGCTCTGCCACAGGGAGCCAGTCGTCCAGCCCTATCGACTCCGAAAGGAACCAGTATGCGTGAACGCCCCGCCCAGAGTTAACCAGTTTAGGTTTGGGTAGTGATAACGTCTTACAGAACCCCTGTAATGCCACAAGGGCTTTATCTTGATCTGGATAGTCCTTGGTAGCCCCACAGTCGAGGTCTAAAAAGAAAGACTTTAGCTGGTGTACGTTATCTACTTTGCGTGAGTTTGTTTCTTTAAATGTACTAAGTGCAAAATAAGAATCATACCCTTTGCTGTCTAGGTCACGTGCGGCATCAGCCATATCCCCTACGGAGGTGTAGAACTTCTGTACCCTCCTGTCATCCTTCGTACGGAAAGAGAACAAGCAGTAATGCCCATCTTCCCCCAATACCCTTCTTAAAAAACTTTCTACTTGCATAATATATACCTAAATCCGAGAGGTATCGTAGCAGGGGCGCTTGCACGCCCTTTTCGGAATATGTCCTAGCTACAGTTTAGTCTTGCAGGGACTAGTCGTCCCAGTCGGCCACTATATCAGCCAGTGCATCGTCAGATGCTTTTGGTGCGGGTGCCTTCTTCTTAACTACTTTCTTCGGCTCCTCGACTTTTGCGGGTTCGTCATCCCCAAACAACTCATCAGTTACTACTTCCGCGGGGGCAGGGGCAGGGGCTTCAGCTACTTCAAACGGGTTATCTTCCGCTGAGAACTGGAACCCACCTTCTACAGCACCGAAAGGCGATGCGGCTTCCATAGGTACATACTTAATAACCTGTACCGCACGTAATCGGAGAGACACACCCGCTTCGCGCATGTTGTATGGAGTAAACGTAACCGCTACGTTGACAGTGCTACCTGTGGTAAGCATGAAGTCGTCTGGTAGTTTAACGCTTTTTGCGTCGTATTGTACAGGCTTAAACGTAGCGTCTTTACCGTACGCACCTTTCAGTGATGCTTTGTGCGTGTAAGTGCCATCTTCTTCTTTCTTGAAGGGCATATCAAACTTGTCGGGCCAACCCTTTTCTTTCTTGGCTTCATACGCTTTAACCATCTCCATGAACAGAGCCTTGGCTTGGTCTTTAGTCATGCGGAAGCGGGTCTCATACTTAGCGCCTTCGTCAAACGCGTCACACGGTACAGTGCGGTTCTCTGCGTTATCGAACTTGTAAGTCTTGTTAATACGGGGCCATAAGGCTTCGACGTTTGAGATTACATATTGATTATTTGTAGCCATTTGATAAATCCTAATTAATTAGTTTGCATTTAGCTCGAAACCTTCCACCACACCAAACGGAGACACAGGTTCACTTGTTGTAGGGATAGACATAGTGATAGCCTGAATAGTATCTTCATGGTCAATCATGGCCGAAACCCTCTCAAGTGTGTCTTCGTCTAAGCGGTCTACCGGCTTAAAGCAAAGTTTTGGTACTGCACTATCCTCATCAAAATAAATCTTGGTGGTGATAGTAACTACAGGCGTGTCATGTTTAGCGAGTAACCGAGCATAGTTTTGCATACCCATATCTCCGCTATTAGCACTGCCAAATATAGACGTGGCAGGTATCTGTAACTGATACACCTCTTCGGGGTTATCCCGAAATACAACTGCTAACCGTTGTCCAAACCGGCAAGCCCTACCCCCATACTGGCCAGAACCTCTTATATTTTGAGGGCAGTCCATACAACGCATTGCTTGNCGTTGCTCTTGGGGTACATCTACTGAAGGTACTTGTGTGTCGGCAGACCAACACGTAGGTACCGCAACCCTATTGGGGTCGTACGCATCGCCATAGTAAGCGCGAGAAACTGGAGCGGCGTTTACTATAACCACATCCATATAACCTAAGTCTCTAGTAACTTCTTCACCATCAGCTATAACGTGAAACTTGCCACCACGTATGCTGATTCGGCGTAGTCCGTTGCTACTCATCAGGCGTCTTCATCCAAGTCTAACTCTAACTGCTCGTACATCACGTCATCTTGGGGTGCTTCATTTACAACTGCCGTAGGCTTACCCAAAAGTTCGGCTTCTAACTCCGGTAGCTTAAACCTGTAAGTAGAACCTACCTTTATATAGGTATCGCTCGGGATTTTATCGGTGCGTATCCACGCACGTACAGTAGAGATAGACACTGCAAAGTGCTTCGCTACGTTTTCAATTGGGACAAATGCCGCCATTATTTCCTCCTTACTGAGACTACATATTCTGAGTCTACGTTAAGACCTTTAGGCACAAGGTCGGGGTTCTCTTCCAAAAACTGCTTCATGTTTGCCTGATTTAGTCGTTTGTCTAATAACTCGGGTGCCTCATGCTCTAAAACAAATTCGTGCATGTTGCTCCAATCACTAGTCCAGTACCTAGTCTTGGCAGACCTATAAAACAATCCTGCGGAAGTCTTTACACTATCGACGCCCTGCTCCTTGCAGTACTCCAACAAGGCTTTCTTTACCTTGTCCATCTGCTCAGTCAGTTTGCCGTCCTCTTCTTTAAACGCCGCCGATAGTTCTGAACGCTTATCTTTAATCTTGAGATAAACCTTGGTCAACTGTTCGGCGGTAGACTTTCCTTCACTCATTACACGCTCCTTTACTAACGGGACGTACACTTTATTGCCTTATTATTAGCTAGTCAAGTATTTCTTTGTAAAGGTCAATCATTTTTGTGTGAATGTCTATTCTATTATCTAGTAGTGCGTAAACACGTTTCTCTGCGTGCGAACCTTGAAGCTGAACGACGGTACATTTGTGGTCTTGGCCTGATCTGTGTACACGAGCGTTGGCTTGCGCGTAGGTTTCCAAGGAACTTGTAGGTGCCCACCATACCACCGTGTTTGCCGCAGTTAGTGTTACACCGTGCGCCGCTGACTGAGGTTGTATGACCAACACTCGGGGATCATCAGCTTCTTGGAACCGTTTGAATATTTCGGTACGCTTACCGGCACTTACATCTCCACGTATTATCTCCGTAGATATACCATCATCACGTAGCTTATTAGTCAGTAGGTCAATCGTATGCTTGAACGGTACGAACACTAGCACCTTCTTACTAGACTCATCTATTACTTCACGTAGTACCTTGTAGCGGGGGGATATGTCGAACTCTACTGCGTCCCCCTTGTCGGTATACACTGCCCCTGCGGATATTTGTAGTAACTTGTTCATGTTAACTGCGGCATTGGCAGCACTTATCTGTTCCCCTGCCGCCTGCATTACCATCTTGTTCTTCAGTTCTTTGTAGTACTTCAACTGTTGTCGGGTAAGAGGTACTTCTCTTTTGGTGTACACCATAGGTGGTAGGTCAAGGCACTCGTCTTTGGTAAATCGTATGGCTGGTTGCAGTACCCTATGCACCGTATTGGTAGCGTCTTCTTTGGGCACCCATTTGAAGTTTGTTACCTTACGCATCACTTGGTCACGGAACGATCCAAAAAATCTGGGCACGCCATTGGGGTTAACGAGTTTGGCTATACCGTATGCATCAGTTGGGCTTTGTGCAGCAGGGGTACCCGTCATCATCCACAGCCACGTGCTTGGCCCCACTAACTTGTTCATGGTCTTCCATCGTTTTGTTTGCGGGTTCTTGTAGTGCGTAGCCTCGTCAACGATTATGAGGTCAAACCCTCCATTAGCCACGGCATCCGCTACGATCTCCACCCCGTCATAATTTATTATCACGTACTCAGCATCGCCTTCGATTATCTTGGCGCGTTTGTCTTTTGCTCCATAGGCCACGTCTACCTTGCGGTGCATAGCAAAGCTAAATAAGTCGTTGCGCCATGCGGAATCCATAATAGATAGGGGGCACACCACCAACACTCGACGTATCACCCCCTGCTTCATAAGGTAGTCTGACGCCCATATAGCACTGGCAGTCTTGCCTGTACCCTGCTCGTTAAAGCAGAAAGCCTTGCGGTTCAACGTGAAAAAACTAGCTGTAGTCTTCTGATGATCGAACGGAGCGTACTTACCTGTCCAATCGTACTTAGATTCTATGGGGGATGGCGCGTTGATGTTCATGTTGCGCAGTACCTGTGTCTCTTCTAATCCCCAGTTAACAAGTACTTGGTTGTTTGCTAACTCCCTGCTCTTTGGTATAACCGATGTAACCTTTGCGGGGTTACGTAGCGTAAGTAATAACGCCTTATCATCTACTATCTTCATTTATCGCTCCGATACGAAATAGCATGAAGTGGGTGTCCACGTCACGCGAAAAAATTTAATTGCCCTGCTTCGTCCACAGATAGGGCTAGGTCTGCATTATGTAGGGACTAGCGATGAATATAGCACTAGCCCGTTAGACTACTCGATTTTATGTCGCTGATTCTTAATGCCATAAGGAGAGGCACGACATCATTTAAAGACGCATCAAGCACGCGTCAACCCATACCAATAGGGAGTTCTTTACTTAGGCTTTCTACTGCCTTTCTTTTTATAGTTACGGCTACGGTTTTTTGAGCGGTCTTCTACTGTAACACCGTCTTTGTTAGTGCCGCCTTTGCTCAGTGCCTTCTTGTGACTAACGTCTTTACCTTCACGCTTGTCAGCCTTGCCGTTACCGTTGGCGTCTTTACCTTCTCTATCCATCTTGCGTCTGGCGCGTTGCCGCTCCATCCTACGTTCAAACGTGTCACTGCCGACAGGGGCGTTGACCTGCTTCTTTCTTTTCTTACGCATTAGTTTCTCCCATTGTGTACGCACTCGGTAACAATACAGTGCCTACGACATAATCCACTTTGGTGTGCATTCCACACATCGTTCTCAAAGGCTTGTTCCATGCGGTTGTAGTCTGATAACCACTTCTCCCATAGCCTAGGCTCATCCGGCTTGGAGTAGTCTTCCTTTATTAACTCACCACACACTACAAATAGTAGGCCACCCTTCACTTTCTCTAGCTTGGGGTACATCTTGAACATGCTCATAGCCATCAGTTCTAACTGGCCTTTGTCCGCGTACCTAGTATTTTTACTTGTCTTATAGTCTACCACATAAGCTGTTTTGGTGCGTTTGTTTAGGATGACTAAGTCGGCAATACCACGCCACCACACGTTGTCATCTCGGAACCCGCACGGCTCTAGGTTCTCAGTGAGTCCCATCTCCAACTCGCACAGCTTCTCGCCTTCTATGTTATTCAGGACATCAAGTACATCTTTGCAGTAGTTGTACTTTTCGGGTAGCGGTTTGCCATCCCTAATGTATTCTTCCGCTGCCAAGTGTACGGCAGTACCATATAGCATGGCCTCTGTCTCAGGTTCCTTATAGTCCTTCGCCACCTTGAGATGGTAGAACTTCTTAGGACACTGCTCAAACGACTTAATCTTTGAAAACGACCACGGTGCAATACTCATTCCGATTCCTTACCCTTTATAACGCCAGCAGCTACTATTAGTTCACTAATTAATATGTGCAGCATTTCTTCGTCCATAATGATAGTGTCTTTGTGTTTGGTGTTTCCCACAACTTCGCACTGCTCTATGAGTATTATGTCCTCCTCGTCTATAGTTTCTCCAACCACTATAGTGAGGTACCCTCCTTCTGTTTCCGGTTCAGAGGTTTCATTATCTTTATTGCGCCTAAACTTATTAATGTCGGTTACTTTACCCAAGCCATGCTCCTAGTATCAAAGACAGAACCACCACAAATACGGCATACGCCCGAGTGGTAACGAAAGGCTGCCCCATACACTCTGTTATGTTATCGCGTAGGGTTTGTAGTTTGTTGTCCGAACGCGCTAGTGCCTTATCTGCAAACTTATGCGCTTCTTTCATAGCTTTCTCTATGTCAGTCATCCTGCCGCCTCCCCGTAAGATTTACCGTTATCTGATTCGCACGTGATGGGTAAGCCTTCTGCCCACGGTGCGGTACTACTCATACACTCTTCGATATAGCGTGTAGCTTCTTCAAGTTCATCCTCTGGTACACAACATACCACGGAATCGTGTACAGTCAAAGCCACCTTATACCTTTTAGCAATCGCCAACATCTGATCCCCGATGATACATCTAGCTACCGCTTGGCATACATTCTCTGTGACCTTACCGCCATATATCCTAGTGTACCCGCGTCGAGTCTTGTACTTAAACTCTGGCCCACGCTCACCTTGTTCGTACTGTAAGTCGTCATACCGCATCTTGAGTCCAGACGGTAGTAGTATCCAACCATTACGCCCGTCAGCCCCGTACTTTACTACCCCGTTGGGGCCGAGACTACCGGAGTTACCACGCGACATCTCAACCAGCATGTTCTGACAATCACGCCATAACGTGTTTATCTTCCAGTTAGCATCTCGGTAGATTCGGATTACCCTTCGAGCTTCCTCTACATCCATGTGAGTACCGAACGACTGTAGCTGGTCTGAAAAGCGTACCGCACCCATACCATATCCTGCACCTAATATAGTAGTCTTACCTACAAAGCGTTGGTCTTTCGTGACCGCTTCTTCTGGTATGTTGTATATCTTAGACGCCATCTTTATATACACGTCTTCCTTGTCGGTAAACGCTTGAACTAAATCGTCCTGTCCTGCAAGCCACGCCAGTACACGCGCTTCAATCTGTGATGAGTCACAGTCAACCATCATGTACCCTTCGGGGGCAAGCATACTGTTCTTTAACTTCTTACCATTCACGCCACGGCTAGGTAGATTCTGAATATTGATCTTGTCATCGCCTCCCCACCTACCAGTGTGTGCCGCGTAGTATCTTACAGGTACTGGGAGAAGTCCGCGTTTAGCTATACCTATAAACCTCTCAGTACGTGATTCCTCAAGCGTGCTCTTGGTGCCTAGCCTAGCAGTTACGAGTGCCTGCACCCTAGAGTCGGAGTGGTTCTCCAACGCCTTGAACTGCTCATCGTTCTTAGCGAATGCGAATGTTTCCTTGCCAGTGGTCAGGCTTGTCTTTGTAGGGGGTATCACACCTAACCCCTCAAGCAATTCGGCAAACTTAGGGTTGCTCATAAGTTCTTTCTTAGTAACACCAGAAGACGTTATTAGGTCTTCTTTTATCTGCTTGGTGTCTTCCAAGTGTTGCTCAAGTAGCCCTAAGTCCAGCTCCAGTACAGGCTCTACGAACATGCGTAGCGTACAGTCTATCAACCGTAGCTCGTTCTTTGGGAACCCTCTGCCCATGACATTAAACAACTTATAGGTTAGCTCCACGTCATTGATGCAGTAGTCGCCATACTTATCTAACTCTGCGTCACTGAAGTCCAGCCTACGCTTACCTATCGCGTCTAGTACTTCCGTCCCTTTAGTGCCGAGGCCGTACCTCTGCGTAAGCGCATGGAGAGAGCCGCCAACTTCGACACCATGTAAAGCACGAGCAATACAAAGAGTGTCAGCGAGGACGCGAGGATGAACATCAAATAACCAACTGAGAATAGCGCCATCAAACAAAGTGTTGTGGCATAGAAGTACAGACGTACCCCAATCGAAAGTATGTAAATACTCCTTGAGTTCTTCGTGTGTGCCGCTTGCCCATTCTGTAGCATCGTTATTCACCTTTACACCTACACCCACTACCTCAAAACGAGGGTCACGGATGTAGGCTTCTGTTGTCATCTTACGGAGAGAGAAGTCCTTGTCGTAGTACGTTTCAAAGTCAACCGTTATCAAGTCCATCTTCATCCTCCTCTATGTCTACTACTTCCATGTCTGCCTTGTGTTCGGACTCGGTGATATGCTTGGGGGCTTCCTTATCCCCAAACACATTATGCCAGTTCTCCCAAAACGTCTCGGCTGTTGGACGCTGACGGCTACCCTTACTCATCCAAGATACGCTCATCTTTGTATAGTTCGCTACCTGTATCCAATATCCATCTGCTACCTGTAAGTCCATAATATATGCGAAATACTCGCCCATATTGAGACAGCCCAACTACCTTATCGTCACTTGGATCAAAAATAATCTGTATTATCCGTTCGTCAATCTTCATTTTCAACTCCCTCTATTAACTTGTTTAGGTACCACTGCGCTTTCTTCAAGTCCTCTAGCGGCTTACCCTTTCGCTCATACCTCCAAAGGTATTTCAGACATGCGCCTTTGCAGTAACCTTGGAATGCTTCGGCAGTCATGCTCGCTTCTATACCCTCAATACATTCGATGTTGCCATAGGTATAGTGGTTGGGGTGGTTGACCATATCGTCGGGCGGGTTGTCCATGGCCGTACCCCAATGCTCTAGCCCAGTTTTCTCTATCGCGGGGGCAAGGGCACGTAACCTATCCCAATCGGCTGGTGTTGCGTCATCAATACTCATACTATCCTCCGAGGATTTGTTTAATATCATTCATATTGTCTTCGTTAACTACGTACGCAATTCCGTACGCCTCGCTTATCTCTCTGAGATTCTTTTCCTGTAAAGCTGTTGGCGTGTTCTTGCCTGCCTTACATTCGATCCCAAAGAACTTCCCGTTGTAGCAACCTACTATGTCAGGCACTCCGCTCTTACCGTATCCCCCAGTAGCAGGGAAAAAGTAATAACACCCTAACGCTTTCAACTGCTCAACTATCTTCTTCTTAACCTTCCCTTCTGGCGTCATCGCCATAACCCTCTCCTTTTAGCCGAGAACTGGTATCAGTCCCTCTATTATTTAAATACCCAGAATGTGTGTTCGTCGATGCGCCTACCAATACCCTCTACAGGTTCGGTGGGCGGTGTAGGGTCACACATCATCAGCACCGAGAGCCTTTCTTCAAGCCACTCCGGTACATCTTCATCCAGATCATATAACCCCTCACACTCCGAGTCAACACAATTCATACCCAAACACGTTACCTCAATACTATTGGTGTACCCCAGCGTAGTAACGCGGTAAGCGTTGGGCATTTCTGTCGGATCGTTCCATATCGTATCATTGTGTGACATAGAACAGAGCCTCACTGTGACGGTACCCAACCTGCGGCACGTAGTCCCCCACCCCACATATAGACAGTGTGGACAGTTTACCCAACACGCCATCGGGTAAATCATCATAGTAAGTAGTAGCTCGAGGCGGCGTATTCCTCTCCATATTGTGCATATCCCCCACCGTACATACATCGAACGCTTGCTTACCTAACCTCTCGTACACTCGAATAGCATACATAGGCATCTCTGCGTCATATTTGGATTGATCTTTCGCCCCTTTGGCCACGCGTAAAGACGTTAGGTTATCTGGTACAGTCTTATCTAAAAACTCATACCCAGAGTCCAGTAGCATGTACATCTCATTGAGTATTGGGGCGGTCACTTGTTCGCGTGTCTCGTTCCATTCCCCACCGAGCAATCGGCTCCACGCAGTGCAATGCTTAGTTTGAGTATCATCTACCGCACGCATTAACGCACTCCTACACTTAGTCCTACTGGCAAGCACTACCTCACTGTGCGTACATCTGCGCAAGTACTTCTTTGCATTCCGCATGGCCTGTACTGGTAAGGCAGTGACCTTTGTACGGAACTCCGAAGCGTAGTTGCTGTGCTTGTTATTGACTATGTCTCTACTGTACACACTGTACACTATCTTCTCTTTGGTATGGCAGAACCCCACTTCTATCCAACCCATAGTGTATTCGTCCTCGGGGTAGTAAACGTGATACACCGTGTCTCGATGACTGCTATCGTGGTCAGGGCGTACCTCACAACCTCTGAAGGCTTGCTTTATCTCATTGATAAACCAATTCAACTCGTAGCGGTTTGTCGCGTTACCTACGGGTGAAGGCAGGGCAATCTTCTGTGCGTCAGCAACTGTACATAGCCAGTACTTCCCCTCCTCGTTGTACGCATGTACGTACTTCCGATGTTCAGCCATGTTATTTCACCTCTCTGTATTCTTCATGTGACGTAGTGAACGCGCCCATGTAGTTAACCCACGTATTGAACTTGGCGCGGAACTTCTTAGGGTCACTTGTTAGGCTGACGTTAGTAGTTGGGTTTGTGTCTCTCCAGTACCTGTTACCCATGCTAGCTGATAACTCACACAGGAACGCGTGTACCATAGTGGTACGTTGCTCGTGTTGATCGTCCATCAGCATGTCTCTAAACGTGTCACCCCTGACTGTATTAGCGCCCCACGTTGCATCGCGGTTTGAATCCCAGCCCATAGTGCCCTCAAGTATCGGGGTCATAGTCCACGCCCAGTGCAAGTACTCGTCGATAGCTTTCTTGTACGGCGCCTTGGCTTCTTTGTTAACACGTACTCGTGTGATAGGTACAGGGTGCGGGTCGCTCGTCAATGTCCATGCCCCAGTCTGTTTACTGGTGGTAAACACCACCGGCTTGGCAACATCCT